CAGCAATAGTCTTACTTTTTGTTTTATCACCACCAGTTTCTTCTACTGTATCAAAATCTGTGTCACCGGAATCAATACCTACTAATGTTTTACCAGCACCGAATGCCACCCAAGTCGTATCACTGTTGCCTCCAAACATTAAGGTATCTGGATTTGTTGATACTGTAGAAATATAAATTGAACCAACTGGATAAACTTTATCTAGAACTCCGTACAATCCAGAGTTCAACTGGTTGTTAGTAGATAACTTAACTAAGTCTACTTCACCGTCTTGAATCTGTAACTGACCAGCTGATGTAACCTCTAATCCGCCGCCTTGTAAGCAAGTACCAGTGCTACCAGTATAAGACACTGCTGCCTCTGAAGTGTTGGTAAATTTAGCTGCATCCACTAGATTATCTAGCTTCGTTGATGTTACTTGTTCTGTTGGACCAAAGTCGGTTCCTTTTACTAAAATAGACATATCTTTATGAAATTATTTATTACTATTGTACACTACTTGTCGAGCGGAACGTCTCAGCTCCGGCGATTTTGAGAGATCTAAATCTAGGTCTACCTAGAATGCTTTTTAAAGTTACTTGTAAGCCGTAAGCTCTTTTGTTTCCTATACGCCCTCTGATGGATACGTCCTCGTCTGGAGCTATTACTCCACCAACATAATCACTAGCATTCTTGAGATTAAGAGCTGGCTCGGAATCTATATTTTCGGATACCGCAGCTATAGAAACATCAGATGAATTATCTGGACCGGACTGTAAATGTAGCTCAAAGTTGTTGAACTTTTTGCGGTCTATAGAACCTAGTATAAACATTCTAGTAGTAGCGGAACCTTGAACTCTGGTTTCTTTTTCTGTAGTACTACCAATATCTGTGATTACTCTATCAATACCATCGGCGAATACTTCTAGTCTATGAATACCACCGTCTGTATTTGTTACGTACACTCCTCTTTTTAAACCTTTACCAGCTACTAATAATTTAGTGAACTCAAAAGATGAGAAAGTACTACCACTTAAATCTACATTGTTCACAGTATCTATGGACTCCCAACTTTTGTTTAAGAAGTTGTAAATCAATAAAGTATTGTTCACCTCTGAAGTTCCAGTAGGAACAGCTAAGTAATACTTGTTATCGAAGTACACAGCACTAGCTTTATCTACGTGTGCTTTGTTTATTGTATCTATTGTCTTCTGAATACTTTCAGATAGTGGTACTTCATTTCCGCGAAGGTTATATAAGTCCACGAAGCTAAGTCCGTAAACACCGTTGTCTGATAAGAATATAATCTGATTGCCAACTTGAACAACTGAGTTTCTAGCAGTTAATCCAACTTCATCTGTAAGTAGCTGAGATTGGAATCCACTCAAGTCTCCGTTTCCTACTACAATGTGAATACTATTTCTATTGAATACAACCAACTTATCATCAGAGAATGATAACATACCTACGTTAAAATCGGACTTACCAGCATTGAATCTAAACTGTCCATATACTTGGTCGTATGTATCTGTATCTAGAATATCTGATAAAAGAATCTCATCAAATATTTTACGATCCGCATATGTATCAGCTACATCATCTACGCTGTAGCGATAAGGAACCGCGAGTCTGCGTTGGTGATATACACCGTACTCTGGTGCTGGCATATGAGTAAATCCTAATCCTTCGGAAACCTTGCGAGCAAATACTGGTGTACTTGTTAAGCTTTCTCCATCTGTTATGTGAGTACTTGTCTTAGATGCGTCCAAATAAAATTCAAATCCAGCGGCGAGAGCTAAAGTTTCATCTCCACTAATTGTAGTAGAAGGATTCTGTGGAACATAAAATACTATATCATTTCCGTTTACTTCAACTACGAATCTTTTACCGTCAATCTTAACGTCTCCAAAACCAGCTATTGTTATAGGATCTCCAACATTTTTTCCGTGACCAGCTGCAGTAGCGGTAATCTTATATAATCCATCGAA